ACCTTATTAAAAAGGAAGCCCACTGCTATTACTAGCAGCAGGCATGCGATAATCAAGTACTTTCTCATGGTGTGATTATTACGTCCTTCTTCAGCAGCCCGTATTCGCTCCGAACATCGAAGCAGGGACACGCCTTAATATACTCTGCTGGTTCTACTTCTCCGTCCCCGTTCAAATCCGGAGATGTGTCCCGATGCCCCAGCAACTCGACAATCGGATACCTGCGGCAGATGTCATTGATCAGATCGATCAGAGACTTTTTCTGGGCATCAGTCCGGGTGTCCTTCGCCTTACCGTTCTTGTCCAGCCCGCCTACGTAGCAGATGCCGATGGAATGACGGTTGTATGACTGTCGGCTGAAGCCTTTGGCGTTACAATGCGCGCCTATGGCGGTTTCCTCTCTCCCTTTTTCGACCGATCCGTCCAAGCGGATCACGTAATGGTAACCGATTCCGTTGAAACCACGCTGCTTGTGCATCGAGTCGATCTCTTTAACTCCGATGTCCTGCCCTTCTCGTGTTGCCGAGCAATGGATAATGATCGCATCGGGCTTATTGCTGTTGTTTACCATCTTTAGTCTCCTCTCTTCGGTTCTCACCGATGTTAAAATTTCTGAAGTAACTCTCTATTTTCCCACGAACGTAGATACTTATGCCGAAGATTGATCCGGCCCAAATCAGGCACTGCGCAAAATACCACAGCACTGATTCATGGATGGAACCGTCATCGGACCTAAAGAAGCCCAGGTAGCACAGTACAACTCCCGAAACCAGCATTCCGATAGCTGTAAGTATCTGCAGGTCTTCTTTCATTCCTCTTTTCATACAATATGTGTTAGTTGATAAAACATATGCGGTACTTTGGAGGCTTGCAGCAATCGTTTTCCTGTGGTTTTATAGATTCTTTGTACTTTTCGTAAACGGTGTGGAAGTCCTCTAAAAATGCGTCCGCTTTTCCCTTTTCTGCCTCATAACGTCTACTTTTAGAGTTGTCCGGAACAATCACCGATGCTGAGTATCCGGGAATCTTGAATCCCGTGGATGTGCTTTTCTGATCAGCATCCTTGACGTATCGTGCAAAGGCATAATAACACAGGATCGTGGACAGCGGAACAATCTCGTAAGACTCCTCACCCACGTCAACAGTGAGCGAATAGGCATCATCCGAAGTAGACGAATCCGGGATGTCTCCGCCATCCAAGCCACCGCCAAATGGGGCGGGAACCTTGATAAAGGTATCACCGCATAGACCCTGCTTGATGTCGAGCTTATCGGCTTCTTGAATGACCTTGTTGATCTCGGAGTCCTTGACATCAGCAGCGATGTTAAAGATGTCCCGGAATTTCTTGATCACGTTTGCAAAGTTAGCCATATCGATTAAACATTAGTTATTGTAGCCGTTTCAGTTTCCTCGAGTTCATTCCGGATTTCGCAGAATTCCTTCGGAACATCGAAAACTCTAGCTAGCTCACGGCTTATCTTGTTACGTAATTTAACTGCTGACCTGCGGTAGACCTTCTGCATCTCACGTACCACTTCTCCGGATGCGTTCGAAAACGAAATCAGTGATGAGTCTACGAGCGGGATCGGAATGTTGTAAGCCTGTGAAGCGATATCCTTCTTAAGTGGTTCGCAATAGGCTTTGTACAGGTTAGCATCAATCGGTGTGCCCAGATCATCCACCTTGATAAATGGACGGGATTGCGGGATCATCGTGTTGTCATCACGGACCATCACCACAGCTCCTGCACCTTCAGCACCCATTATGTCACGCATACCTTTGACGAAATCATCCTGTTCCTCCTCGTTAGTAAAGTCACCGTGCGATACGATCTTGCACATGTGGAATCCCCGTGTAAGCGTGCGTTCCACGTAAGTGGAGTTCATCGCTTCGGCCTGCATCTCTGATTGTACTGCGTGGAACGGAGAAATCGGATATGGCTTGGTGGTACAGAAATTCATGTACAGCAACTGACCCGGATGGTTCTCGATGCCACCGTAAAACTCGCATTCGCTGGCGAAATTGTCCGGATCGAATGCCGGATAGGTCACCGATGTTTTCTCAAGAGTCGTGCTTTTGATATTCTGCCTTTCCCAGTTGTTGAACACCACGTACTTGTGGATGACCGGATTGGTCAGGTAATCCTTGTTCAGCCCCGCACGAACATATTCAAAAGGAACATGGTAGACAGCCTTCGGACGGTAATCGCCTCCGTATTGGACGATAAGCGCAGCACCCCGGAATCTTGCGATGTCGTATGCTATGGAGTTCAGTATATCGTTCAATGTGTCCCCATAGGCATTCTCAAGATTGGCGAATTCATCATGCAGGAAGCCTTCGCATTCGATTGCTTCCGACAATCTTTCGGTGCTTAGAGCGGCTGTTTTGCTCGCATAGATGAGTTCGGATATAATTTGGGGATACAGGTTTCCTTCCCCATATCCCACAACCTTCTCATTCGTGCGTGCGCTCGTCTTTAAAGCCCTGTCTATTACTACATTTACTTTCTTGTGCGCTATCATCGCTAAATGGTTTGATTACTTTTCTTCGTTCAGTTCTTTCTCAAGATCCTCAAGCACCTTGTCATCTTCGGGAGCAGCAGGTGTTTCCTCCTTCGGAGATTCCTCTTCCTTCGGAGTATCCTCAGTTTCCGGGATCACCGTCGGTGTGTCTTCCGCACCTTCCTCCTCGGTTTCTGCGCCTTCTTCCTCGGTTTCTGCGCCTTCTTCCTCGATTTCCGGGACTACTGTAGGAGTATCCTCAACTACGCTCTGACCAGGTAGCACGAATTCGCCAAGGTCCTCGAAATAATTGATGTATTCCCTGTTCTCGCGCATCAATCGGGCTGCGATCGCGTCAGTACAGTTGAATGCGCGGTAAACGATGCCGTCTCCTATATGATTGATCGACATCCCCGGCTTCATGACGTAACGGGCATGCACACCGTTGATGTAGTGTTCCCTGTACCAGCGTTCCGCATAAGCGCGGTCCATGTGGCATACAGGATCGAGTTTCAGATGAGTCATCCGCACGCACAGTTTCAGCATCTCTACGCTGTCCGTTAACTGTACCAACTCTCTCATCGGTTGGATATCTTTAGTTTTTCTCTTAGCCATGTTGATTATTACTTTTTAAGATTGTTGTACTGCTCCGCAGAGATGATGTAGCGATAGTCGCCACAAGAACCGTCCGGAGTTTTAAGAGTCGCGGTTGTAACACCGTCTGTTGCGCTGTCAGTTACCATGTCGGAAACCTCCATAGGTGAATGCGCCCCTAACAGATAGTATTGGTTGGTCTTGGTTCGGACCGCCAGCAAGAACGATCCGGACAGCAAACCGTTGATATATGTCACAACGGAAAGTGCAGAAAGCAACTTGACGTTTGCCGTGATTTCCAACATCGTAGGAGCGTTATCATTCTGACGAGCAGCCTCAGTAATCTGTACGGAGTTCTTCACGCATTGGATAGTGTAGCCACGGGTCCCGTCCTTCAAGGTGATGGTGACTGTTCCCGCTGTCGGGGAAGCCGCGATACTTGACACATCCGCGTGGTTGATGATCACAGCCTCTTCTACGCCCGATATCCCGGATATCAGACCAGGATTGTTACAGTCGAAGCCTAGATCACTAGATATTTTCTTGATACATGCCATGATTATCCCGCTTTAGCAATTAATGTATTCCATGTAGATTCCGTAATGGTCGCTCTAGCCTCTCCAAGAACATTTTCCGGAGTCGAGATGGTGATGGTTGTGAAGCCACCATTTTCGTTAGCTGATTCTTCCAGCGCGGAAACCTCCAAGCCGTGATTGCAACCGAAGATACGGTAAACACCGTTTTCGATCATCTTGGCTACAGCTACAAGTCGTGAGTTGATGATCGTGTTGACAAAGTCAGCCTCCACCTTAGACTTCTTGTAGACTGTAAAGTTTACGGATTGTTCCAGCGCATTAGGCGCATTCTCGTTTGATCTTACCGCCTCAGTAGCGTTAGCACCTTTTCGGATCGATGCCACACGAACAGGCTTTCCGGTAGATGTCAGAGTTACTGTAGCCTCTCCCTTGTTGATAGCTACCGATTGTACATCCGAGTAGTTGATCAGCATAAGATCAGCAATGCCGACCGCACCGCCTAAGCAGTCATAGGTGATAGCACCTGCAATATTACTTATACATCCCATATCAGCCTCCTACTTTATTAGCGTTAAGATAATTCCACACAGTCGTATTGGCTACAGCTACAGCATCTCCTCTGCCTCCATCCGGAGTCTTGAGAGCGACGGTAGCAAAGCCGCCATTAGCCGAGGTATCTGAGTCAGCCGCGGAAGCCTCCAATCCGGCAAGAGCACCAGCTACCTTGATCGTACCACCGTCTTTCAGCTTTCCAAAAGCGACAAAGTTTCCATTTAAAAGAGATTCAACGATGCGAGCACCGTCTTTCGTCTTATCGTAGACAGTAACTGTCACTGTCTGCTCCATCCCGTTGGCTGCGTCTGATGTGCGGATCGCCTCGGTGATCTTAGCGCTGTTCTTATAGCAGTCAACTGCGTAAGCCTTCATTCCCGAGTTAAGAACTATGGCAGTTACTTCGTTATCGGTGATGGTGATGGTCTTGATGTCAATTTTGTTTACGAGGAGAAGCTCGGACAAACCGATAGCTCCTCCTGCGCAGCCGAAAACGATAGCTTTATTGAGTTTAGTTAGACATGCCATTGTTTTCAGTTTTTAAGTTTTAGCCTTTCGCTTTAGTTGCGAGTTTCAAGATCTCCGGAACAGCCACCATTACGTCAGCAGCGAAGACAGTAGTAGAGTAGTACTTACGTGTCTGGGCGTCCTGCAGGAACGGTTTGATGTTGACATTGCTGTCTTCCAGAACGATCTGGATGTTCGTCTTCGGAGTAAACGCGATGAACGCGTCGATCTTGGTTGTATCAGCGAGCATAGATGCCGATACATGTGGCAGTTCGTTGATCTTGTATCCTTCCAGGTAGTACTCCGGTTTGCCGTCCGTCATGATCATCTGAGCGATGTGGTTGTCCTTCTGTTGTGTGAAATCCTTGAAGATACGCATCACGTTAGATGTAACGAAGAACTCAGAGTTTTCCAATTGATCCGGACGTTGGGTGTCGATCAGTTTCTTCATTGTGCGAACAACTCCTGTAGTGTCGTCAGTGTCAAGAGTCAAGGTGAGGATATTCTCCGGGCTGGTTTCCATCTGTTTCAAGAAACCACCGTTCTTAAAGATATTGTAGGCTTCTTCAGCATCTTTTTCACCGTCCAGCCAAGCCAAACGCAGCAAGTCAGCTTCCAGCACTTTCAGAACCTCTGATGCCATGAAGCCCGCCAATTCAGTTTCGCTGAAGTCGTCAGACAAATGGATGCCTTTAGCCACCATCTTGCCCCACAGGTCCTGCAAGCAGACTACGATAGGCAATTCAACAGGTTGGAAGTCGTAGTACTTCACCGTGTCAGCCATCTCTGTGTATTCGTACTTGCCGTCGCAGCCTTTAGACTTGCGCAATGCCTTGTCTTTAGCGGTAAAAGTCACGATAGGAGTCTTGTTGTCGATACCAGCGAGCACTGTTGCGCCTCTCTGCATCTCCCCTACCAGTCCGACAGTCAACGAGATGATCTCGGAGAGACTGCCCATGTTAAGATTATTCAAATCGGTAAATGTCATAGTCGTATAAGTTGTTAGATGTTAAGTTATTACTTCTTTGCGCAGTATCTCTGCATAGCTTCGTAGGCAGCTCTGCGTCTGTCCTCCTTAGACAACTGTGTTTTGTCGTTCGGTGACCGTTTAGACTTGCTAGCGTCATTGCGTTCCTGTTGGGCAGGAGTTTTTGTCTGACGTGACAGCATTGTCTTGATCTCGCCTAATGACCGTTCGACAGCCCGCAGGCGTTTCGAGAATTCGTCCGGAGTCTTAGACACTTCCTCCTCAGTCTTCACCTCCTCGGTGTATTCCTTGAATTCAGCGATCTTTCCGTCTTTGATCACGAGGATGAGTTTTCCTTCTTCGCCAAGATCAACGATGACTTCGCCATCTTCGACAGGTGAACCATCCTCTTTTACTACTTCATCACCAACCGCAGCTTCTTCTCCGCTTGCCTTGATGGTGATCTTTTCACCGTTAACTGTGCTCACAATCTGGTCAGCCAGCTTGGTTTCTTCCTCTTTCTTCTCACCCTTTGCTTTTTCTTCAGCAAACTTGGAGAACAGGCTTGTAAAAAATCCCATAGATTTACGATTTTGATTGTTATTATTACTAAATAAAGAACTCGTTGCTGCCGGAAGACCTACAAGGTCGCAAGTAATAAGGTCAACGAATTCGGATACGTCCCACGTCCCGTTTTTCTCGTTCCAAACCTTATAATCCACATCGTAGACGGATACTCCGAGCATCTCCGGTTCCTTCTCAATTAGACCTGTCATAAACTTCACATCGTCCGGGTACGCTTCTGACGCAGCCTCGGAGATGGTAAGGTCCGCATACACTACACCGTCCTCTTCCACGAAGTTGGAAAAACTTCCGATGTAGTTATCCAGCATATCTAGTCCGTTGTGTGTCTTACGAGCATGGATGGGTCTAGCATTCCCTAGCGCTACCAATGACGCGAGAGATTCGGGGAGGATGACAGTCTTCCCTTCCGTCCATTCACCATTAACGTAGTCGCCCCAGTAGTTAGTGGTAGGTCCTGCTTCTATTATTCTTAATCTTTTGAAAACCATAGTTGTTCCTAATTAATTGCAAAGGTATCTATTTACTTAGTTAATTTCTAAAACTCCCGTTTCAATTTGTTGCGGAGTCTATTACCAGCGTACGTCCCTGCTGAACATCGGTGATGTCTTGTACAGACACTACCGGATTCGGGGCATTCTGAACACCGTCCACGAAAGCAAGCGCAATGGCTGCGATCGTCTTGGGCGACAGGTCAACATCCTTCTTGGCAGCCTTGTTAAGATTTGTCAACGACTGCGCGCTAAGCACATCGAATCCGCCACCATCGGCGTACTTGTAAACGTTCGATCCACCGAATGACCGTCCACCGTACTGCATGTTCAGCGCAGACAGCGCGTTGATGGCACTGGATGCCTTGCGATTGAGGATGTACATGTTTTCCCCGCCTTCGGCTTCGAAACGCTGACCGTTCGATCCGACAAAAGTCACGCCACCCTGCGAATGGGAAGGTCCGAATATCTGACCACCCTTGGCGTACTTGCGGACACTGGTGTTGACCTTCGGAACATCCTCTTTTACCTTAGCGATAGAGGCTACCTGCTTCAATCCGGCTGCGATAACGATCGCTGCCTGTGCAACGCCCCGTATACCGCCCTGCGCAATAGCCTTGGAAGCACCGAGATATGTATTGATCGTAGCCTGTGCTAGCGCAAACACCTTTCCTGCTGCCGATTCCTGCCCCATGATATTAGAGATTTGCCCGGCAATATCAGCGGTCATCTGTAACTTGGCGTCGACCAATTCCTTCTCACGTTTCTCGCGAATCTGAGCGTACTTGGCTTCGATCAGAGTCACGTCAGCACCTACCTTCTCGGCTGCGGCAACTTCCATCTGATACTGCTGCTCAAGACGGAGAGTCTCGCGTTCAAAGTCGCTGGTGATGTTCTCTTCCTCGATAGCACGCTGGTTCTCCAGGTCCATTGCTTTCGCTTCTCTACGTTTCGCCTCCTCCTCGGCTTCGATGGCAGCTACCTTCTCCTGGAATGCCACCTGCTGTTCGTATCGGATGTTGTCGAATTCAGCCTGTGTGATCAGACCCTGTTCCAGTCGGTAGCGTTCCTTCTCTAGAATTGCCTGGTTCAGTTTGTTCTGATCCTCCAGGGATTTCCGTTTGTCCACGATGCCTATGTTCGACTCACGGATTTTCAGTTGCAGTTCGATGATACCGTTCTCGTAGCTCTTGAGAACTTCGGCTTGTACCTTCTTTGCGGTCTCTGCTGCTTTCTTTTCGGCATCTTCCTTTGCCTTCTTGGCTTTTTCAGCAGCAGCCTTTTGCGCTTTAGCGTAATTATCGGCACGGGTCTTTTCCTCGGCTGCACGCTTATCGTTTTCTGACTTGGTGAATCCTGTCAACTGAGATTCGATTTCTTTTCTCTGTGATGCATATTGCGCCTTTAAATCCTCCATAGCCGCTTCATGCTCCACCTCTTTCCTGCGTTCCTCGTCCTTCGTGTAGCTAAGACCGTTCTCCAATTTTACCTGTTCGTACTTCGCTTTCGCCAGCCCTACCTCCGCAGCTTCCATTTGCTTGGATATCTCTATAGCTTTCTCTAAAGCAGCTTTCCGTTCCGCTACTGATTTAGTCTGATCTGCGGCAAGTAGTTTAGCCTGCTCTAGCTCCTTCTTGTATTTCGACATTACTAAGATATTATCCGTTTCTGCGTTATACAAGTCACGTTGGGCTTGTGCGACTCCTTTTATTTCTTCACGGGCTTTTTTAAATCCGTCGGGGAGGACACCAAGAAAGTCCAGCAGATTTACCTGTGCATCATATAGCCAGTTGATACCCTTCACGATGGTAGCGAGAAGCGCAGCTATTGTATCGGTAATTTTCGTGATAAGGAATTGCACCGGAGCAAACAGAGTTTTTATACCCACAGCTAGTTCTTCGTTCCGGCTTTTCAGTTTTTCGAGATGCCCGATTAAGATCAGAACCACAGAGGCGATTGCGATGAATGGATTTGCGGCAAGTGCAGCATTAAATGCTTTTACCTGCGTTATCCCGGTAGACATACCTTGTATCAGCTGACCTGTCGCACCCGTCAAGCCACCCATGTTGGCTGTAGCCTTCTCCATGTCTTCCGCATAGTTACCTACGTTTCTCCGCGTGTCTCCTACCCCTTTCTCCAACTCCTTCAGCCTGTCGGAAATCTCCTTGGTCTGAGCGACCATCTGTTTCCCCGACTCGGTGTTGGTGCGCTGCTCTACCGACATCTTGTTCAACGCCTTCGTGTTAAGAGCTAGCTGTGCCCGCAACGTCTCGACACTTTCCGCCTCCGCATTTACAATGGTGGTGTGCGCCTTGATCTGCGCAGCATTCTCCGATGTGGCTACCTTGTTGTTGTTTAGCTGCTTGGTAAGAGCAATGATCGCTGTTTCTGACTTCGCTGACTGCTTCTCGAATGCCGTCTGATCCAGTAAGTTGTCCTTGTAGTTCTGACGGATGCCAGCAAGAGCAGCCTTCTCATCATTTATCTGCTTTACTAGCTGCTTCTTTTCGTCCGACAGTTCCAGCGACTTCTTGATAAGCGCATCCAAACCATCTACGGCTTCAGCCGTGTTGAACGATAAGTCTAATAGTGTAACATTATCCGCCATTATTCAGTTCTTGATAGATTAATTTTAGTCAATTTTACCTTACATTCCTGTGTGGATAAGCTGTAATCCGTGATAGAACGGACGTAAAAGAACGCATTTAGCTGCTTGAACCACACGATTCCATCCTCTTGATACACGTTTTCGATGTAAAAGTATGGTATCTTAGCCTTAACTGTCACGTCTACAGCATCCGAAAAACGTCTATAATACGCATTTAAATACTCAAGATAAGGCTCTCCGAGGATGTAATCGACTGCCCCGTTAGCCGTTGTGTCCCACATGAGGAATCTCGGTAGACTCCGGTCCTTACTATACGGGACAGATGACTCGAAAAGTTCCTCCCGGATACTAAATGTAGCCACGGAAACGGGTATAGTTGTCTGCCTGTCTCCGATCTTAATCTTATTGTACTGAGCGATTCCTTCCGAATCCTCTATCTTCTCCGTCTCAATATAGAATTCAGACCAGTCCTGTCGGTATCGGTTATCTCCGTGAACTATAGGTCCTGTGCCTGTATCAAAGGCTAGGTCGTGAATGATCTTGGATACTGCGATTTTCGGTTGATTTCCCCTATCGGTGTTTACCAAAGAAAACTTCCACCGCCACAAGAACATCTTGCAAAGATTGTTCAGCAGATCGACCCCATTTGAAACTCCCGGAGACTGTAGTCTCATCGTAGTGGGTCCTTGAATGTTAGCTACCTTTAATTCGACACGAAAAGCTTCTGAAGCAGACACTGCTTGCGATGGTCGCACCCTAAGTTCCGATGCGCTTGTAGGCAAAGAGAGATAGAATCCTTCGAAACCTCTAGACGGATAATTTATAGGGATATTGTTCCATCCTGTACTGCCTATCGAATATTGCACCGCATCTATCGGATATTGAGACACCGTACCATTTACGTTAAGTGTAGTGATAACTCGTTGAAGTATCCTGTCACGCAGATATATGGTAGGCGGGATACTCCCGTGCTCTGTTAGGTCTAAGGTAGCTACTTGAATACCTAAGTCAGTGTCCGGCAGCATGCTGAGAAAACGGTCGGAACTAGCGCTCGGCTGGCCGATGTAACTCCGGATGTCCCAAGTCTCAATGTCGATGTAGTTTCCGTTCATCGGTTCTGACCCTTCGTCCGAATCCACGCAGTAACGCCAAAAGACGGATACTTTAGACCCGTTTAGGTCCACCATCCCTTGAACGTTGTTCAGCACGCTCCCTTTGATAGTAGGCTCCAACGAATTGTTGCCTAGTTTTATTTCGGGAAATGCGATCGGTTGTTGGTTGTTAAAAGCGTCCTGCAACAGATAACTAAGGTCCATAGCATACCATCCGCCATCGGTAAGGTCCCTGCCGAAGAATCTAGGGCTTTGCACGATGATACTTGGCAGATCCGACGTCTTGAGACCCCTCTGCGTCAGAGCGATGTCATAGCCGTCCTTGTTGCAGGTCACCTTCGCACGAAACTCCTTAGGTATTCGCACGCCACCAATGTACAGGTCAGCGTAGAACCGCTTGTCACGCTTGATGATCCCGAAGTTCCGTAGCTGTGAAAAGATCATGTCATTGACTTTATTCCTCGGTGCTTTGATCGTTCCGGAGTAAGTCCGGGTAGATTCACCGAACTGGAAAGGGCTTGACGAGTTGACGGACAACTTAATGTCAGTTTTCGACAGGTCCTGCAAAAACTCTCCGTTTATCTTAATGCTTACATCTATCATAGATATTGGAATTTTAATGTTACCGTTTTTACAAGTCCGGTTGCTGTCATCTTGACTCCTGTAGTTGACGAACACCGCACCTTAATCCAACCGGACGTTGACGGAAGACCGGCGCACAAGGTATCCGGTGACTTCGACAGGACGTCAAGAGCAAAGCGGTTGGCTTCTGTTACGGGGAATGAGCAGGTCACCTCGTTTTTGGTCACAGTTCCGCCATCTAATCCTTGTTGGATAGTTGGCTGCGTAGACCAATTATTACAGGAGATTGCATCATAAGACCCATAAGAATTAAGCCACCGGAACGTGATCCCTCCGCAGATAGTCGTCTCTTCGGGATACCGTTTCTTAGCCACGACTGCTCCTCCTGCGGGCTTTTTGATAATTATCTCCTTGTATTGACATGCATCTCCGATAAGGTCTCCTTGCGATAAGTCGAATGTCTCCGATGATCCGTCTTGGTAAACCGCCTCTACATTATATGTAACGTTCCAATCACGGCTGTCAATCCAAAAGCTATCGTCAAGCGTATGCGCCAAAGGTTCCCGGTGACCGAGATTGTCCCGGAAATCTGTATCGTATCGCGACAAGCGGTTGCGGGTGTTCGGGCTGTCAATATTCATCACAGGGATGTAGACGGTCTGTGATTTGTTCGATCCCGATACTTTGTACGACACCGTTATCATAACATTGTAGATATCCAGCTTGTCTTGGTACTTCGGCACGAGAGGATGGAATACTGACGACAGGTCTATCACAGTATCGTTGACAGGTTCTAGTTCCGGTGCGTACGGCAGAGGATACGTCATCTGCATGCCTATGTTCATCCAATTTATATCTGATGCCGGAAGGTCGAATATCCGTACCTTCTGAGGTATCCCGTCCCAAATAGGAAGGCATCCACCGTAATTGACTATCTGTCCTTCGATCCCGGTGAGAGTAGTATTCGTTGATAATATCCTTACCTTCATTGCGTTAATATTGTTAGAATTTTTGCTTTAATGATCCTGTTTATATCCAGCGTCAGCCGCTTCACCCTTTCGGGATTGATGATGTCCGAGACCACCCCGCCGCCATTGTACCTGTTGGGAACCTTGATGCCGTCCCGCTTGATTACGTAGGCTATGGCGTATGCCGCCTCTTCCGGGATGTCCGTTCCGGCTGTCCGGTTCTTGTCTTTGATCCACTGTCTAATAGCAGAAACGGGAGGAAAACTCCCAGCATTCCTCCCTTTTTCCATCTGGATAACGTGCTTCGGTGATGTCAGTTTTATGGAGTCACCTTTTTCGTGCAGAGTAAGATTCCTACCGAAGTCTCCGGAGGCTACCAAGCCTTTGGACACATAGTTATCGAATATCTCCTTTCTCAACTGCTCAACAACCGCTACAATTTCCTTATCCATAGTTTAATAGATCATTCGTTACCGAAAATGTCACCCTCCATCCGGATTTCTCAGAGTCATACAAGCCTTGAATCTTGGCGAATCTCAGACCATCGACTTCGAAATGACACACAAAAGTAGACATTAGACGGTTAATATACAAGTCCGTCCGTTCTAAAGTTAGCAATTCCTGCACGTTGTCGGTCATATAGTGTGACGCATCCAGGCATTGCAGGACCACATCGTACTTCCGGACAGCCGGAGGCAGCTTGTTCATCCCGCCTCCCGGAACATCGAACGTGAGGAACATGCCGTTTATGGCGTTTACCTGCTCGTTCAGATTATCGTCCGATCCGAAGTAGAGAGGAAGCCCGATCTTCTCGGCTTCCTCGTTCATGAAGTTTACTATATCGCTGAATATCATGGCTTCTTGATTATTGCGTCACCATGACCGTTACCACATACACACGCACCGGGAGTATTACCCATTACCGCGTTGTCCTTCAAGACCACATCCTGTCCACTTGCCAATTGCAGGGACAGAACTGCGTTATCATACAGGCGCACCCTTGTCTTTTGGATTGTGATGCCTGTGGAACCGTAAGGTTTCAGGATTCGCGGGGTGGGAACATATTCGATCCTAAATTGCGCATCAGCTATATCGGATGGTTGCAGGACACCCCTTGGTTCCCGTTGTACCACGAGCGACATAAGTGCCGAATTAACCGGTGAAGATAAACTAAAGTAAAACTTCGTATTAGCATCAAAACGATAGTTACCACGGATAAAACCTTTAGCAGTGTAGGCCTTTAAAGTGCTGTTAAGGATGTTAATGGGCTTCTTTAGTAGCAAAGCCTTATCATCCGAAACCTTAATAGTATCGAAAGGCTTGCCATCCGATGCCTGGACATTGTTTACCACTTTGTTTTCCCAATAATCCGGACCTAGCAAAACATCACTGGGGCTGACCCTACTCAATTCGTTCGTAATATAGTTTTCGGTCTTGAATTCCGTAACGTAGCGCACCTCGGCTGTCTGTATATCGGATTCGTCCATGTACCCATCGGATACGAGTCTTAATACGAGACCCAGGAACGATGCGTTCTCTGGAACCTTGTAGCTCTTCACCCAAGCAGACCTGCTTAAGAATCGTCCATTCCCGTCAAAGGCATTGCATTCTACGTAATACGCATCCTTACAGGTAACGGTGTCTCCCGGTCTTACCCGTATGGTGTCCACCAATCTTACCCGATGGGGGAGAACTTGTGTTCCTTTGGCTTCTTCCCATGTAGGGGCTTGCGCTTCTGTCGTGCCTCGTTCCCACAAGTTAACATCAAGGATTCTGTTCACATATGGTTGCCCGATCACCTTGACATCTCCGCGAACGTTGCATCCTTCACCTATTAATCCGTTTCCCGAAACAGTAGGGACGGAAGAATAGTCGTAAGAGCGGATATACAGGTTAAGGGCTGCGAAGTCTTTAGGCGTGATGGCGCTGTTATCTGACTTTCCGAATGCCAATACGAAATACGGGTAGTCGGGGGATACAGACGTAGGGTCCTTTTTGGCATCCGTCAATATAAAGTTCTCGTCCAGATAGCACGCCACGGCAATCTTAAAGCCGCTAGGCATTGTCGGGAGATATGCGCCTTCAGTGGAAAAAGGAACGCGCGTCCTCACACGGTTGGAAAAGTCAGCCTTAGTATCTTCGTAATACTGACCTATAAGTGTATCGGCATACGTTCCCTGCTCGATAACAGACCCGTCCAAAGGGTCGTCTTTTGCGTCCGGACCTGTATAAGCCCCATCAGCCGCGTTTTCCGGTCTGCTAACGAATCCGACAATTCTGTTGTTGAAAGATGCTGCATAAAGCCCCTGCCTGTGACTTGATGCAAGAGTATTACCGATAAACGCCTTGCCTAGATGTTCTTGTGCATACGAGAAGTCTATGTCCTCATAGACGTCACCGTTGAAGATATTGCTCGTGAACACAGCCTTCGGGACGATACATCTGCGAAGCACCAGACTTCCCTTAGCTGTCAGTGATGTATTATAAGTGGTCTCGTCAACTCTCAGCAAAGGACAATCATAAGCGGAGATGTAGGTATCCCTAGTTGCTGCGGTTCTGTGAGAATCACTTAGATACTTGGTGTACTCCAGCCGTTCCACATTCCAGAATGTACCATACAGTTTATAATCCTGTCTATCCGTCTTTGTGTACATGGTAGTATCGTACATACTACCCGCCAAGAATCGCAGTTGCGTGGTATTCAATCCAAAGTTGCCGGTTTCCGCAACGAGAGACGAATTGACCATCGCATATTCACCCGATACGGATTCCGGGCGGATATCAGCGTTCGCGGATTGGCTAATGTGTCCGAGTATCTTAGCTCCGGTAGCCAACAGATCAGCGGGGGTCATTGCCTCGCCATCGTCTCTCCAAAAATGCAAACGGGCTATGCCATATACCCGGTCGCTTATCGTGTGCAATCCGGGGGCGTACTCTGTGTATCTACCCGAATAGGCCTCTTGTCCCGCCGCATTATAGTAGCCCCAAAGCGCTTGACACCTTAAATCGGCCGGAACGTATACTTTAGTGTCCTTCCCTAGCCTTAATGCGGCGGTTCCTCTACACGAATTCGCAGGGGTAGGGGTGGCCGCCATGTTTGCAAATAGAGTCCCTTTCGCCGAATTAACGGAGTACAGCCCTTGCCCAAAAGGGAATGCCGTAGTGTCTGCTTCCGGACCACAAAGAACGTCCATAGATATTCCGATAAAGCTGTCCTTTGCGAAGAAGTTGTTCACCGGGTCGGCTATTGGATTTCGCACTATTATTTTACCCGGTATCAACGTGTTACCACTAAATTCAGTTACGCCGTCCGTGTGCATTCCGGTAGCTCCTACGAAATTCCCTACATAGGCATTGTCCTTGATTACGATATCCGGTCTACCCGAGATGTCCCCGCCTGCTAGCCAACAATCGCCATCCTGCGATAACTGCGCCTCGCTAGCGATTTTACCGCCTACCGAACCTTTAGGGATAAATCCACCGAGAGAGTAGATGTCTCTCTCGGCTACGATGTATCCTTTTGAATTAATTGAATACTTCTTTCCCATATCACCAAGTCTTTTTGGTCATAGGTAATTCTACTGCTGTGATCTCTGAGACGTCTGAAATAGTTCGCTTACCTATGATAGTTCTTGCGCCCGAAGCATCGAAGTGTCCTACCAGGCTTATCTCACCCCTAGCGTCTACCGAGGCTGCCCCTTCTATCCTTGCTCTATCTTTTAGTACAAGTTTCCCGTAGATGGTGACTGCACTATTCGTATCTGCACGCACGATACGAGAATCCCCCATCATTATAAGGTCTCCTACGAATCCAACAGCCGCATCAAGAATCGCATTATCCGACATAACTAGGTTCATCAAGCCTGATGCTGCATTCCGTTGTTTCAATACTTTCGTGTCCCCGGACATAATCAATCTTCTAATAATCGGAGGATTCTCCACAACGGCGGGAATGTACTTCGCATTATCCTGCATGTAGATGTACCCTTCTACCTTGCCGTTCTTCAATTCTGCGTTGCCTCCGATGTAGCCGTTACCCTTAAGCGATGTATCGGTTACCTGCGCGTTCCCTTCGATCCGGAATGACCCGTCAATCACCATTGCCGTTTCCGTGGTATTGGTAATCTTGGACGCACCGCCCAATGTACCGCCGAACACGTTGCGACCAGTGATAGTAAAGACGCCTTTGATTACGCAATCCTTGTAAATGATGGAATCATAGGAATCAGCCAGTGCGCCGGAATAGGATGTACCGTTAAAACTGGATGCGGCTTCCAACAGCACACCGATTAAGCCGCTAGTGTTTCCCCTGGCACGGTACATCCCTTGTACATTGGATGATACGATAGTAGTACGTTCGAACGCCGTTTTACCCAAGTCCGCCATGGCTTTGGTAAAGTCGATGTTATCCCATACGTTCACCTTCGGGTCGTAGTAATGGATCGCCGAACCAGCAGGCATGTTGCACTGCTTAAAATAGAACGTCTTACCGGATGCGATCATAGCGGTTAAGTCGGGGAATGTCACAGTCGAAAATTCAAAGTTCGGGCAATCCGACACATCAAGTAACTGTTTCACGAAAATTTTACCGGGTACGCCTGCCGGGCTATTCATGTTCGTGTTACGGAATACTCCCGATACGTATGTATAAACGCCTGCCGTCATTACCATGTTGTAATTGACTTTAGTAAAATCGGCATTAAAGGCGCAGGGATTGGTACCGTTATATACGCATTCCGCACGAATATACGAATTCCGGATGTTTGCGGTAGTAGGTGACGCTAATGCTCCCGATACCAAGAACCGGAGTATATTGTTAACGTTCGCCACCGAACCATTATACACCGGAACAATAGAAGAATTGAACACGTTTATCTGCGCTTCTGCCGCCTTCCGGATAGATACCCCCGCTGCGGTTACGTCCGCCGGAGAAATCGCCGCGTCCCCTACTTTGCGAACCTCCACAAGGATATACGGCGCTGTCGAAGTCAAGGTAACAGCAGGACCGCCAACAGTCCAAGGGGTTGCCGACGTTATGATTCCGGCTTCGTCCAATGAAATTAGCTTAGCTTCGTAGGCGGTGCTTGTGATAGCTACCGTTCCCGCTGTTCCGGCAAACAACGGCACCGGAATACGCACACGGGTAGACCCTCCAATTTTAACGGGAACGCTCCCCACCGCCCCCTGATATGAACCTTGTTCAAACATCGCCGGGGTCTGCGCTGTTTCGAACGACTGTGTTTCAAACGAGATAGCTCCCATGATGCGGGAATTACCGGAAATGATAACTCTTTTCGGCCTAGCGTTGCTCTTTGATAGATTGTTTCCCATATCCACGATAGCCCCATCAATCACGCGGATACCGGGATACTCCAATGATCCGGAGAAAATCCAAGCATTTCCCTTCTGCGCTAACGTCCTCTCATCGTAGACGTAGCCACCGAGATCACCGACACATACGTGACGGTCCTGCACCGTGAAGTCACGGAGAGACCGGATTCGCTTGCGTCCACCATCTTCAATAATTTCGTACTTTTTACATTCCATAATCGATTATTTAGCTTTGGTTTTCATTCTTTCTACTTCGTCATGCCGTCTGCTGATGGCGAGAATGGCATCCGAGTAGTTTATCTTCTTGGCTTCCTCGAAGGAGCACGACATCAGTTCTGCGGTCATCTGAACCATGCCCAGGATGTTCTTTGCTTCGGCTATCAGGCTGGTGTCCGCCTCGCCCCCGCCTCGGGGAAGCAGCGCAGCCTCCAGCTGGTCGGCACGATGAAACTCGGATTCAATAAACTTTGACAACTTGATCATGTCGGCTACCGTTTCCGGAACGTATCCGCACCATCCCTTGATGCGGTCGATCGCTGTCTCCGCCCTTCGGGCTTCGATCATCTGCCACAGTTCCACATCCTCAAGTTGGGGGATGGCGCGGATGATCCGACCCTTCCGAGTTACTAGGTGCGAAGGTACGATTAATTTTGCAAAGGTACCCAACAATGCCCGCTCATCTTGCGACATAGCCATCGCGGCATCGGGCTTTAGGTTAGAGAGACTTAGCAGGGACATGATCCTCTGCTTGCGGCTGATCCTGCGTTTCGCGAATCCGTAGAATCTTCTGAAAGGTCTTGCGAACCGATAAGCTACATAGCTTCTGGAGTTTTTGAAATTACCCATTTTTCCTTTGATTTTTAGCACCCGGACGGTACTTGGCTATAAGATAGTCGACTGCGTAGCGAAGTGCGTCCATAGCGTGATTATTTGCGTCCTGCGGCTTCGTGGTGTCGTACATCCCTGTCATCCTGTCGAGAGTCCACGAGTACTGGTCGAATTCATCCTGCACGTTCCGTGATCCTGCGACTACATGCAACCTGAACTGCTTGACTTCGCTGATCCCTGCAACCACCGATCCTTTGCCCTTGATGCAAGGGATGATCTTGCAGCCCAGCCGGGAAATCTCGGTGATACTCTTCTGCTCTGCGGAATCCGCGATGGTGTACGTCCTGTGGAATCCGAGATCATGGAGAACTTCCGAGATGTCCCAGTTGACCATGCCCGTCCGGTATTCGAGTTCTTGGATGTACAGGTCGGTTCCCTTGAAGCCGACACGCACGATGGCTGTGGGGTCACCGGTGAATCCGAAGTCAAGACCCAGGCACTGTCCCGTAACGTCTGCAGGGAACTCGGGAACCACGTCATAATCCGGATACACGAGTCCTTCGACTCCTCCGGTTTCTCCGAGACCGAAGATTCTCCACCAGTTCTCGTCAGCCCTGTTTCGCTCGATCTCCCCGATCTGCTCGGGGGTCAAGTACGGATTGTCCTTGTAGGTACTCACGATCTCGACCATCCCCGGTCCCTTGAAGTAGTCGTGTGCCCAAAATTTCTTGACAGGATTGAAGTCGATGTAGAGCATCAGCCTGGTACGCACTGCCATCTGCCGGAACACCTCGAACGGGACACGCTGCGCCTCGTTGACGAACAGGACATCACGTGCCGGACCGAAGACCTTCGAGGAATCCTCGCATCCGAAGAATTCGATCTGAGACCCGTTTTCCAGCGTGTAGATCGAATCGGTCAGATTCATGCACTTGTCGTCCCACAAGCCTTCGTCCTGTAGCATACGCTTGAAGTCTCGGAACATGCCCCGCTTGATCCCCGGCATCGTGTCGGTAACGCAGGAGATGAGGAGAGGCGTTTCCGATTCCCTAGCCATTATGTAGAGAAGCTGAAGCATCGACCACGTCTTGGATGATCGTGTGCCGCCTCTGCTGGACACGCCTCGGACGTTCGGATCGACCGTGGCTTCCAGAAGTTTGTCGAATACGTAGGTTGTCTTCATTCCTTCGGATCATCCAGTTTATCATCACCGTGTTTTTCTCGCTTCTTAGCGACTTTCGCAAGGGCTTGCATACGTTTAGCCGTATCGTTGTTTAAAACTTCAACACGCAGCCCGCCAGATATCTTCTCGTTGTTGCTGGTGACATCGCTCAATGCCTTGAGTCCGCGTAGCTTCGAGATATAGTTAGGATCGTACAGTCCGACCGATGCGCCCTTGTCCATGTCGTCTCTGATCCATTGCCGGATCACCCGGATCTCCTCAATGAATGCAAGGGATTCGTCATCGTGGTACTTCTCGTGCTGCGCCCGGAAGTCCCGTTCGCGGTAATTCAGATAGTCGCAGCTCGCACCGAGGAATTGGGTAAAGCCGAATTCCGTTACCAGCAGTTTCTTTCGTACAACGTAACTCTGTCCAGCCATGACACCGCTCCTCACGTAATCGACGGATTCGATAGGATGGTTGCGGCACCACAGCACGTAGTTGTCGAAGACCTCCCGAAGCTGCCCCGGTTCCGTGAAGAGCGGTGTGTGACCGAACCTCTCCTTGTAAAGGGTGTACAGTTCTTCTCCGTAAAAGGGATTGTATAGATTCGCTTGAGTACTGTTCATATAAAAGTGTTATTGATTCACGAGGCAAAGGTAATCAATATCCCCGGCATCCCCAAATTCTAGCCATCGAGATGCCCCGACAAATCACGACACCACAAATTGGTGAAAATTAAATCTAGGATTTCTAATTTCCAGCCGTGCATTGATAAATGCATTGATGCATAGATCATCGATGCGCTGTAACTGGTTGATTCTCAGCCCGATGCATTGATGATGCATTGATGCATTGATGTTTTCCTATATTTACCAACGAAAACCTTTTGAAGGAGTTAAAATGCATATACAATTATATACACTATTTAACAACATCAAAAGGATTCATATATTTAATAATACTTCATTTTATCTATGCATTAATGCAAATATCTATAAATCAGTAGGTTATCCTGCATAGATGCGAAAAATATTATCAATGCACATCTATGCAGCTCTCGCATCAGACTGATTTGCAGCAACTTACAGGCATACATGAAACTACGGATATACATTATACTTTACAAAAGCCCTATTTTCGGGCTATTTTAAGCTTATCTAATCTTAGAGTAAGCTTACGTTTAACATTTAGCAACTTCTGTTAGGTTTTCTTTTGTCACGAATTTTCGCAGGATTTTTGGTCCAAATTTATAAATTCGTTACGAATTGAGCAAATTTATAAATTCATACTAAATTGAGATAATTTATAAATTCAGACCAAATTTCCCAAATTTCTCCCCTACGGAGCTACCTTGTAGCGTTCGCAAATCGATTTCACGAACTGCTTTTTATTCAGTGAACTTCTCTCTCCTTCCACGAATTCCCAAGAGTTTCCCGTCCACTGGAAGAAACTCACGGCCCCGTTCACGTAATGCCGAAATTCGTAGATGCGGTGCTCCTCTACATCCCCGACCGTATCCGTTATATCCGATACGCGGATCAGACGTTTGGTGTGCGACTCCTTTGCCTGCAGTTTCTCCTCAAACCGGTTGGTTTCGAATCTCATGTCGCTGATCGCAGCGTTGACCTTGGCGGTACGGGCGCAGCATCTGGTCAGTGGGCTTCTGCGGTCAAACAGCCCGAACACGTACTGCACGAATTCCTCCCGTTTCTTCTCGAACAGGCCTGCCGGACCATAGTAGCTGACCTTACCCCGATGTAACCTGGATATGGGCTTCTTCCTGTGCATTCTCAGAAACTGGCATACAGCGAATACGTGAACGTTAAACATCCTCCCGATATGTCCTAAGTTTACCTGCCTGCTCATATCTCTGTTAATATGGTTACTACTCCTACTATGAACGCTCCAAGGAAAATCCCCGCAAGGGCTGCGAGGATTGTTCCGATTATTATCTCACTTGGCTTCATCGCATTAACAAGGCTGCTGTTATTACACCTATTCCTATACCCAGCAGGGCTACTATGATCATTACTTTGACCAGGCCGTTGGAGAGTTTCCCGTATTCCTTGACTGAGTCCGTACACTTCTTTTCGGAAGCCTTGTACGCGCTCCTGTAGAAATCTAAGTTCTCTCGGGCATTCCCTAAGGATTCTTTCATATATGTATTCTCTCTGACTAGCTCTTTCACCCGGTTGTTGTAGGCTTTCTCTGTGCTTACCAGATCCTCTTTCAGCCTCTTTATAAGATCCTCCTTTTTCTTGAGGTCCCATCTAAGCCCATTAATCACACTGTCCCGATGCTGCCTGGCATGGCAGTCCCGACAGTCGCCTTCCGGCTTCCTTGATTCCGGCTTCCTTGATTCCGGCTTCTTCTCTTCCGGAATCTTTTTAGGTTCATCGTCTTCGAAGACACCCATAGCTCTCTCCATGCAATCCTTACAGACTCTTACTTCGTTCTCCTTGCCGCTGTTAAAGCACACAACGTGGGCTACGTTCTTCCGGCACACGTCACACAACAATATGGTCTTAAACGTGTTATCCGGTTTGTTTACTTGATGTTCCATGACTTTTTCTTTCTTTTGATTGGTTTTACTTTAGATAATATCTCGGCAGCCAGCAACCGGGCTTCAAGCGGTGACAGGATGATCTTCTGCATTGTCACGCCATTCTCCATACGGGCGATCACGTAATCTCCGGTGTCTCCCTTTTCCAGGAGTTTCACACCGAAACGGTCTCTCTTGCCAATCGCCTCGCGCATCCTGCGCTGCGCCTCTTCCATACGTTCGAACTGCTGCATCCTATACTGACGATTGCCGTATCCCCGCTCTTCTTCCAGTCCGGTGATATAGGCATCATCAAGTTCTGCCAGCCTGGCGTTATACTCAGCCTCGGTCAGCCATCCTTTAACTCTGTGGTGCTCTAGAGTAGCTCTAGCAGCACCGTATTCTGTGTCAGAAATAATTACAGCCATGTGCCCACCAGCCAATATAAGTCAAGCGCCTTAAGTGTAATTACTCTCAGTGTTCCTCCGACAGCCGCGCCAGCCACGGTCAGCCAGAAGTCTATCCAATCCCATTTGCCACCCCATTGGCTGTCCTTGAACTCCATACCCGCAGCAACTCCGCAGGTGAACACGAATCCCGCTAAATATGATACGACGATAGCATAAAGTAAGTGCTTGTAGCGGTTCGACTTTCCGAACCATTCGATAATCTTTTTAATCATTGTTTTCATTTCTCTATGGCTTTTAGCATTTTCTTCAATTCTCCCTTACTCACTGCTATCCGGTCAGCACCTACGGTATCTGTGATCTCCCAGCCTCCGAATGCCGTGCCTACCCAGATGGCAAAGTTCTCCGTTGAGTTGTTCAAGGCTACCTGTTCGTTCCGGCTTGCCTCGTAATCTACCATCGACCGGAGAAGAGCTGCTGCCTTCTCCTTGTCACCCAGCTCCACGTTCATCCTAAGGAACATGTTGTCTTTGGTCTGTCCGCTGATCTTGTATTGATCTCCGGTCTTTACCAGCTTGCATGTTCCCATCCGGAACGATGCGATTGTTTCCGGCTTCCCGGCAGTTGTGATCTGAGACATTGCGTTTGCTGTGAACGCCAAAACCAGAACTAATAATGTAATAAACTTTTTCATGACTGTTGTTATTTATTGGTTAATAATATCATCGGGTCCTGTAAGTACCTTGTCTCCCAGATAGAAAGACGCAATCTTTCTCGGACCCTGTGGGCTTTTAAGATATACATGGGCTTCTTCGCTTCCTATCAGCTTCATAAGGGCAGGCACTTTGAGAGCTAAGTCAGATAGGGGCGCGATTACTATCATATCAAACACCTTCTCATCACCGCTTAAAAAAATCACCCTAAAGCCGAAATCCTTTGTCTCTTTTTCTTTCGTGGTCATATTATTTAACGGCTTATAGTTAACAATGTAGCACCATTTCTCTATTGCTACCTAATACTGTATTTACTTCTTCTTCTTCTGCTGCCATGATCCTATATTTTAATTGTTACTACTTGTTTAACTTTGATGATGCAAATATACAGCAGGTTTTCGGTTTTGCCAAATTTTGAACAAATTATTAATACCCATTAACGTTTATACTGCGAAACTAGGTCTTTGATAGCATCTATTAACGCATTCTGCGTGCTAGACTTGCCTTGCAGGGAGTTGACGACACGTTCATCAAGGGTGTGCCGGGATACGATGTGGTGGATGAACACGGGCTTCGTCTGACCCTGCCGCCACAGCCGTGCGTTGAACTGCTGGTATAGCTCAAGGTTCCACGTCACCCCGAACCATATAATGTTGTTTCCGCCTTTCTGAAGATTCAGCCCGTGACCTACAGATGCAGGGTGTGCGATCAGCACCTTGATCTTCCCGGCATTCCAGTCACGCATGATCTGATTACTGTCTCCCCTGGAGTCACCTCCGATGCGGACAGGCTTCAGTTTGGACAGGGCTTTCTCGATGCGGTGGGCTTCATGGAGGAAGTTGTAGGCGATGAGGACAGGAGCACCGTTCAATGCCTCCACCATCTCGCACAAGGCTTCGATCTTGGCATCGCTCACATGGTGCGCGTTTCTCTCAGCATCATAGATCGCTCCGCCAGCGAATTGGAGCAGCTTGTTGGACAGGGCTGCGGCAGTCATGGCAGTAATGGTTTCGCCATCTCCGTTACCCAGTAGCGAGATTATCTGTTCCTTCTCGAATTCCTTGTACATGGACATCTCTTTGTCGGACAGGACCACTTTGTCATAGATGTAGTTAACCTCTGGCATGTCTAGGTAATCGACAGCCTTCATGGACAACGTGATGTCGGATATCTTCTCGGAGAGTACTTGCTCGGTATTCTCAAGAGGCTTGTAGTTGTAGACGATCCCGCCATTCTGAGCACCCGGTCGGAAGTAGTTAGCCCGGTAGTCTGTGATGGACCGACCAAGCCGTTTTCCGCCATCGATCACGAACATCTGTGCCCACAGGTCTATCAGTCCGTTAGGTGCTGGAGTACCCGTAAGCCCTATGATCCTGTTGGCGTATCGTCTGATCTTTTTCATCGCCTTGAATCTCTCTGACTGGTGGTTCTTGAACGATGACAGCTCGTCCACCACGATGCAGTCATACGGGAGTTTAACGCCACCGAAATTCTCCAGCAGCCACACCAGGTTATCACGACCTACCGTGTATATGTCGGCATCGGCACGGGCAGCAGCGGCACGGTTCTTGGCATTCCCCGCGATCACGGACACCCGCAGGTCATTAAGATGCTCCCAGTTGGATACCTCGTCAGCCCACGTTACCTCGGCAACGCGCTTGGGCGCGACTATCAGCGCCTTTTCGATTTCGAAATACCGGATGAGATCGGACAGGGCTGTCAGCGTGGTTACGGTTTTCCCTAATCCCATATCAAGGAATAGAGCACATTCCGGATTATCCTTGATGTGCTCCACCCCCTGTAACTGATACTTATGTAAGTTACTCCTGTTCGGCATGTCTCTTATCAAAGTATTCATCTACTACATATTCCTCTATATTCTCCGGATCTACGAGCCAAAACGAGACATTCAGCGGAGAATGCACAAGCACATGATCAGTGCCATCCAGTGCTTCCGGTCTCCAGCCGTGATAATCTGTATAACTTACTAATACGTTCACCTTTTCTTCTCCTGTTACTTGTGCGGATAGCTCTGAATAACCTACTGCCATTACTTCATGCCGTTCCGACCGTCCAACCATTCTTTCATAAAGGTACGTTACTTCTTTTCCTAAGTTACGACGTGCCCAGTCGCGAACCTTAAGTCTTTCTTCTGCTGTCATAACCCTAAACTTTTAGCGTATATTTCATCCGATAATTCTTGAATGGTCCATCTTTCCGGGAACAGCTTGACCAGGGCTTCTGCGGTCTCGATAAGATCGGGACGCAGACAGTCAGTTCCGAGGAGATTGGCTACAGTGTGTAGCTTGTCATTCTGGTATATCTCCGATCGGAAGGTCTCGAACAGTTCGTCCTTCCCCTGTGTCAGACAGGCATCTTCCAGGTTTCCCAGCTCTCTGCGGGCGTACTCCCTGCGGAGAACCTTGTCGGGTATCTCAGATAGCAGGAACTGCTGGATATTCTCCGGCAATGCCTTTATTGCCTCTCCGATGGCGTATCCTCCTGCCGGGGTATCGTTCGCCATCTTGGTGACCACATCGACAAACAGTTTGATGCGGTCGAGTTTTAATCTCTTGTTAAAATCTACTTCCATAATTTTCTGCAAATATAATAACTACCCATTGTAAGGCAAAAGGTTTTTCAAGGAACTCTCCATCTCTTCGGAATAGCCCTTGATCGCCACCTCTTTAAGCGAATATCTGACGATGATCAGAAACATATTAAAGTCACCCTTCGTGTGCTCATATGGAACGCACATACTCGATACTACGTTAAAAACGCTTGAGAATTCTACGAATATCCCGATCCCCCGGAAGTATATGGTCATCCTCCTGGAATCCATTCTTTTCGTCAGCGCGAAGTCACCCGCCTTTACGAATCCCATAGCGAGCAATTTCTTTGTAAATTCTATTCTTATCTCTTCTTTTTCCATTGTCATCTAGATCTTTTAATTATGTCATCTATAATGTCTGTTACAAGATAGTAGCTTTCCGGGCTGTCCACTATATAAACAGGGAATCCGATCCCATCGAGTTTCCTATGTACCCATCTCTGAATAGGTGCGGGCTTCTTCCCGGTGCTCTTGAACTCTACGAACAGGACCTTTCCGATCGGTATGAGGAACATCCTGTCCGGTAATCCCTTGAAGAATTGGGACAGCAGCTTCACCGCCATCCCGCCTCTTTCCTCAACGTACTGTGATAGTTCTCTTTCGAAAACCTTCTCACTTGTCTCGTTCTTCCTCATCTCTCTTCTGGTAATCGGATGGGTCAAACTTCGGAAGATGGAGGGTGTGCATCCCGCAGAACTTATTGTTAAATCTGTTTACGAAATTCTCCGCAGCCTTGTAGGCCTTGCGAATGCGCCTTGCCTCTTCCTTCGTCTCACATATTCCTCCGGGGATCGTGTGGTACAAGTTGTCTCCTCCCAGCTCTTGTACGTGATAGCGACCGTCCATCTCTGCGCTAATCCTTGTTTTCTGTTTCATCATCTTCCTCCTCCGTATAATCCAGTAATACCCTGTCGCACTTGAACAGCAACTTTACATGTTCCCGAAACTGCTCTACATTCATGATTTCAAGGGCTATCGGACCCTTGTTGATGGATTCCTTAGAATCGCCCTTAATCAATGTTACTCTATTAATTATCAGCATACGAATAGTATATAAGCGGTTATTAATATGCAGATCAGAACGAATCCGATCGCGTTAAGTATTGTCTTTATTACCTTTTTCATGATCTTATTTTTTACAAATTGTTTACAAGCAGTCTGTATGCGGTTTCCTTAGCTGCCAGATGTTTCTCTTTGTTTTCTTCGTCATCGCACCAATCCCATATCTCGGAGTCATTACAAGGCACTGATGTGCCCATACCCGTTAATATATACAGCCCGTAGCCTATTTTCTCGATGGTTATTGTTTCATTGTTGATCTCAAATGTTTTCATAATTTTATTATTTTATGGGGTGGTCTCCCACCCCGGTTAATTGTTAATAATCAATTCCTGTAGAACCGTAAACTCCTCCGTTATAAAAGCGACTCAACTTTCCGAAATATCCGTACTTACGGTAATTGGTTGTATCCGCTTTGAAAAGTTTCATGGCTTCTGCCTTGTTTGAGGCATAATATTGTATTCCGGTATCTCTGCCCATGCAATCTAAAACTCTGTAAGTATTGATCTGACTTCTTTTGTTAGTTCTCATGATTTTATGTTTTAATTGTTACTACTTGTTTAACTTTGATGGTGCAAATATACAGCAAGTTTCCGGTTTTGCCAAATTTTGAACAAATTATTAACGTTTGTTAGTGGACAGAAGCCCGTATTAACACCCATTAATGAAAAACCTCCCGTATCGGGCTTCACAGCGGGATACGGGAGGAAAAATATAAGTGCATTTGACAAACATAAAAGAAGTGGGTTGTTGGCTTCTCTCAGCCTAAAATCTTCTTATCAGTAGCACAAGATACAAATTATAACTCTTAATATTCAGTGACGCAAAGATACGCATTAATCCTCGGTATCCGAAATAATACGCGTGTAAATTGACTGTCTGCCATATATATTAATGTTTCTCTGCCCGTTCCGGACGAATCCCAGCCTCTTGAGAGACCCCGCAAGCTCTCTAGCCTTGGCTACCGTAAAGTCTTTCCGGGGCATCCCGAGACCGTCGCACCATATTTCGAAAGTGCAGAAATCTGTCCTGGTCTCCGTGCCTTCCTCGAACACGCCTATCCCGTCAACGAAGTCTCTCCGGTCAGCGTATACCCAGTCGTCCCAGTTCTTCGGGAACTTCATGTTGACGAATTTCTCGATCAGCCCGTGCATCGAAGACACCTCCGTGTATTCTTCGCGAATACCGTTAGCTATGCTTTCTGCTGTCTTCGACAGTATCAGACTCTCTCCGGCATCGTACAGCTCCTTGGCTTCTGCCCATAGCTGGTCGATGGTGCTTTCAAAGGATTTTTCGAACAGGTAGTGGCTGTTGGCATTCCACTTCACCGCGACCGGGAAGAAACGCCTGTTACCTGTCTGGTCCTTGAGAAACTCGTCCTCGTTAGTTGATCCGAAGAATACACATTGCCGTCTATGCGTCTTGATACGCTTGGCGTAGGCAGCACGGTATGTATCCTCCCGTTTGGACAGGAAGTTCTTCATCACCTCGATGTCTGACTTCTTGATGGCTGACAACTCGGCTAGCTCCACCAGCCAGGCATTCTGGATTGACTCGTAAGCCTTCGTGCCTTCCAACGATGTCATGGAGTCGTTGAACCACCCCTTCGACAGTCGCTGGACCAGCGTCGACTTACCCGCACCTTGATGGGATACCATGATCAGAGCGGTGTCGAACTTGGTCCCCGGTTCATAGATGCGGGCAACCGCAGCTACCAGCATCTTGCGGAACGCCTCTCTTACGTAGATTGAATCCTCAGCACCCATGTAGGTCTGAAGGAACGTGTCGATACGCGGCTTTCCGTCCCACACAAGCGAATCGAGAAAAGTCTTGATGGGGTGGAAGCCGTTTTTATTGGCTACATATTCGATGGCATCGCACATCTTCCCGGCGGAGTAAATCCCGTGGACTGTCTCGATCCGGTTGCGGATGATTGACTCTGCGGTGTCATCGAATATGTCTCCTTTGTCCTTGCTGCTGTCGAAAAACGGCTTACGGGTATACACTATGGTTCCTCGGAATTGGTCATACGCGAGCAGATTGTTCAGCAGGGGATCGGTGCGGAAGGCGTTGACGAAGTTGCGGATGGTCACCTCCTTGCGTCCCTTGCTGTCAAGGTCCCAATCCAGCACTTCCTCGGTCTCTTCTACTGATTCATCGGATACATCATCGAAGTCATCCATGCAGTCATTAGCAGCGACTAACTCGCGGAGGCATGACTCATCCTCCTGTACAAGTCTAGCCATCGCGTGTTCGCTCTCTTCCTTTCCGAGATGACCGAACAAATGGATGCGCACAAGATCGTAGGCATTGTACACATGACCGTCTCCGATCGGGTCGGTGGAATGGTGGGAGTAGGCGAACTTGTCATCGTACACGATCATTCCGGCTGCGGACGATCCTCCCTTATATGTGTAGCGGTCATGATCGCAGAGCTCATAGACGTCAGACAGATACTTTTCGATGGCTTCCTGTACCGTGTATACCCGGCAGAATGCTCCGATTATCCCCGGTTTGCCGGTCGGTTCCCCAGCCTCTGAGACAGTGCTGCGGATCGTGCGCTCCTCGTTATCGGTGAATGCCCATAGGCGGACATCTTTCCACGCATCCTCTCCTCCGTACATACCGAGTAGTTCGTCTACGTTCAGCGCCTCACCTTCCTGTCTTTCAAAGTAAAACTCCTGGTCCTTGGATACCGATCCCCAGTACATCAGACGTTCGGCTTGGAATGTCGTCGGGTCGAACAGTTCGATGCCCATGATCTCCGCTACCTTCCGGCTGGCTGCTTCATATTCTTCCCGGTTATCGATCTCACGGTCCATCGGGATGATAAGACGAAATCTCCGCTTACCTGGACGGTCTGATCTTGTGCCGTATATAACAGCAGCGCATGAGAATTGCATGGAAAAGTCGAAGAAAAAGTCATCCTCTCCGTAGTCAACGTCTAATGTGATAAGTGATCTGCCTGTTACTGAGTTTTTGGTACGTCTTCCGCCTGCTAGCGTTCCGCCTACGAAGCCTCCGACATCCTTGCGGATCGCCTTCTCCGACTTCGCCAGCCTGTCGAACTCTTTCATAGTCTCGCTTCCGACCATCTTGGGCTTTGATAGCTCTTCGACTAGAGCTTCCCAAGTGTATGTTTTTCTCTTCCAATTGGTGCTCTTGGAGGACCCTGCAACTGATATAAGATATTTCTCCCGCATATTCTAATCTTTTTTGTAAAAGTAACTGTTAAAGCCTTCTGCTCTTAGGGGGATGTCGAACGGCTTTGCCCAATCCGGTAATATAGTCATGGCTATGCAGACATCATCCAGCGTTATATCTGAGTCCTCCAGGCATTCGGTGATCAGTTCGTCATGGATGTGACCTACGATTCCCACTTCTCCATCATCGCTGATGCTCAAGACGTTTCTCATTGCGCTTGCCAGCAGGTCACGGGAGACAGCCTGTACCAAGTTTTCGGTCAGCTTTCCGCCATATGTATCCAGTTCCACCCACTTCCCGGACGTTTGGTCAAGACCCATATAGTGGATCGATTCGATTTCCTTGCTGTCACCGTTATCGTAGCGGATCACTTTCTTCTTGATCGAAGCATACGGATAGTGCAGGGATCGTCCCGATGGCAAGCGCAATGCGAGCGTCCTGTATTGAGGTATCCAATAGAAATGACAGATAATTTTACCATCAATATCGACGGGTACATCCCGCTTTGCCAAGATTGCCCTTTTAGCCGAGTCCTCTAAGATGCGCCACAAAGATACAATTTTCGGTGAGGCATCACGCCACTTAAGGACGATGTTTTTGATATTCTCTTCCGGAATAACTCCGTCGCGGTCCATTGTCTTGATCGCTCCGACCCAACCTCCGTATCCTAGAGCTAGCTCTGTGACCTTTCCCTGCTGACGGTAAGGGGTCCCTTTCCCACATTCCGACTCCTTCATATTGAAGGTACGGGCAGCAGATGTTACGTAGATGTCACCGCCTCTCCGGAATGTTTCGATTCGCCACGTTTCGTTCGCAAGCACCGCGATCACACGGGCTTCGATGGCGGAGAAGTCGGCTACCCGGAAGATATAGCTATCACGGGCGATGAATGCCGTACGGATCAGTTGTGACAGGATAGACGGGACGTTCTCGTAGAACATCATCAGTTCGTCAAGGTCCATATTCTTCACGTCCTCTCGAACTCTCTCAAGTTCTTCCAGGTGGTTCTGAGGAAGGTTCTGCTGCTGGACGATGCGTCCAGCCCATCTGCCTGTCCGGTTAGCTCCGTAGAAGCGGTACAGACCTTTTGCTGATCCGTCCTTGCACAGGCAGTTCAGCATGGCAGCATACTTCGCGATAGACGTTTTGTAGGCGATTTTGCGGGCTGTCAGAACACGGGTAACGTCCTTGTCATTGCATTCCTCCATGATCTGATTGATGTTGTTTTTGTTGATCGTTTCGTAGAACTTCCCGCTACGTTCTTCAATGAAGGCGCTGATCTGCTTGCTTGACTTAAGAGACGTGATACCATACTTAGCCTTGACCTTCTCGTTCAGCCTCTTCAAGTATTCCTTATAGATGGCATCGGCATTCCGGGCTAGCTGGACATCCACCATCGTCCCACGATCATTGATGTCTTGGTCGATCCCGTACAATTCGATTTCCGATTCCGGCATTTCGATGTGTGCCAGCTTTCGGTCGATCTCACGCTCAGACAATACGTCGTATCTGAGGTAGGTCTTGAACTCTTCCCATTTCTGCGGATATTTTTCCGGATAGATACGTGATCCGTCCTTCTGCGGAACGGAGAATATCTTTATCAATGCGCGGCCTGTGTCCAGCTTTCCGTCTACCAGATGCATGGCTGCTGATACCTTTCCTAGTGATTCGGGGAATCCGCAGTACAGGGCTTTCGTAGCAGAGCAGCGGAACTTGGTAGCGGGGATGTTATATCCGTAGGCACGAAGGCACAATCGTTCGAAGGCGGCATTGTGGGCATGGATCAGAACGTCCGGCTGCTGGATAAGGGAAAAGAACGGCTGCGGGTCGTCTAGGTTGACCAGGTCTATTATCTTCGGCTCCTCGTCTTCTACGGCATACCCGATCAGCAGGATTTCGAAATCGGGATGCTCCGTGTACCTGTACGCTCCGGCTGTCTTGATTGGTTCGGGGGAATAGGTTTCGAAGTCTATGTAAACATTTCTCATATGTTGTCCTCTCTTTTTAAAATAATAGCGGATGTCTTCTACCCCATCCGCTATTCACATTTGCACCCAATTACTTAGTTAAATAATAAAATTTGGTTAATAATAAATGAATAAAAATTTAAGTTATAAATTAAAAGTTTTTCTTTGTTACTTGAATGGTAAATCGTCCGGTTCATCGAAGATCGGATCATTGTCCGTATCGTCATCCTCTTCTTCGAAGTCATTGATAGCCGATCCTCCGCCTCCGAAGGCTTCGTCGTCTCTGACTTTCTGAACACCATTCAATCCGAATGTGATACCCTTGTTGGCTATCTGATCGAATGAGTAGGCATCTATCGAAACAACTCCCCAGCATCCGGAGTAAAAGTCCTCTTTCTGCGTGATCGGCTGCTTGTGCCTGTCGATGATAACCGGACGACCCTGAGATTCATTACGGGATGCACGGATGTAGTACATTCCTTCGAATCCGTCATATTCGATATTGTCGTCACCGTCTTTGATAGGATTCCATTTTGACGGGTCTCCCGGTAACTTGCCGTTGCATTTCGGATGTTCCATAAGATACTCCTTCTGCAACTCCTTGATGGCTGCGACAACTTTCTTGATAGTTTCCTTATCAGTCTTCGGGATTAAGATAGTTACTTCGTACTTTGATTTGCCTTGGTTGAAACGGTCTTCCGCTTCAAATACTCTCACGAATGAGAATCTTACATTTTTTAGGATTAGTTTCTTTCCCATGGTTCTTGTTTTTAAGTCGTTAATACTACTTGTTTAACTTTGATGACGCAAAGGTATAACGTCCATTCTGATTTGCCAAATTTTGAATAAACTATTAACTTTTATTAGCTTTCTACATCAAAGTCGGATAATGAGTTATATTCGGTTCCGGGGTGATTTTCCGGTACGAGTTTAGGCGCACCGGGCTGACTTTTAACGTACTTGCCGAAACGGGCGGCAAAAATCTTCTTGCCTAACAGTTTCTCAAGATCGGTTATCCCCTTCAGACTGATGTTCATGATCTCGTCTTCAAGGAATTCGTCAAGCAGTTCGTTACGGACCTTATCGGGGTCAGTGATCTTCCGGGAGGACCGTCCTTCCACCAGCTTGTATCCAGCCCATTTCTTGCCGTTCATAGCCTCTCGGTAGACGAATTGGTCGAACGAGTTGATCCAGCTACGGTAACTGTCTATCTTGCCGATCATCTCGACGATTTCCTCCTCCGTCATGAGCAGCGGTTCACATTCCTCATCGAAGTCGTCCTTAATGGCTTCGAAGTGTGCCCGGCATCGCGGTCTTACTGGGCAGAACTGACACCACCCACCCATCTTCTGCTCGCCTCTGCCTTCCCATGCTGCTTCTGCCTTCGGTTTTAAGACTTTCTCTCCCCAAACGCGCAAGTCATTAGCGGGCATCTCGAAAGTGTCGTAATGGTCGAGTCTCGGCTGCACAATGGACATCTTGACTGTCTCTATCTTGTCCCAAGTCTGCAGCTCTCCTAGGGCGTACATCATGATCTGCGGATTGCGCTGCGCAGACACCTTGATACCGGCACCGTACTTCAAGTCGATTATGTGAAGTGTCTTCGTTCCTACAAGAGCTGCATCGCAGCTTCCGAATGACTCCTTGACGTACTTATCCAGGTTTACGTGAGTCTCCCAATATGGAACCACCTTCCCGTCAGTCTTATTGATCTCATGAAACTCGTTTATGACGAACTCCAGGTACCTGTTCACGTTTTTCACCATCTCCTCGCTGAAGTACTTGGAATAGGATATGGTTTCCGGCAGTATCATATTATCGTCAAACAGGGGGTCGTACAGACCGTGGTCCCAAAGCTCAAGCAGATGCTGCGCCAGCTCATGGGCCAGTTCCCCTTCTTTCGCGAATTCTGATGACTTGTTTTCTGCCGACTCGGCTAACCGGGCAGATGGCGTGCAGTTCATCCAGCGTTCCGAGGAGGATGGGGACAGCAGCGCGTGTCCCCTTTCTGAATGGTTGATTTCAGCCATGTTAGATGGCTTTTACGGCTTCGTAGAACTTGGCGTAATCTGCTTCTCTCAGAGTAGCGAATGTTGAACATCCGCAAGACTTGAATACCCTTAGAACAGCTTCACGGTCCTTCTTGATCTTGATGCGGGCTTCGTCCCGGCACATGTCGATTGTGACAACCTTTTCTTCCGGTTCCTCAGCGATTTCCTTGTCGAACGGCATTTCCTCATCTACTTCTGCCTTGGTTTCCCCTATTGTCTGTTCATATGGTTCTTGGGCAGGAGCTTCCAGGCTTCCCTTAGCTGCGCTCATCAAGAGGCGACGCAACTTAGCGTTCGTGTTCTTTCCAGGATAATCGGACGGGTCTACGTTGTATGTTACGACGAGGAGTTTAACCAGTTTTTCTGTAGGCATGGCAGCGAGTTCTTTCTCGGACATCTCAGCAACGGCTTTCTTGGCTTCCTGGTTTCCGTCGAACACTTCCTCTACTGCTGACTTGTCATCAATGATAGCTTCGACATTGTTTGCCTCGCTGGACGAGTCGATTACGGTTTCCTCGGATTTCACACCGGGGATGTCTTTGGTCAATTCCTCGAACTTCTTCTTGTCTTCCGAGATATTCGGTTTCAGAGCTGGCACGGGAGCAGCGGCAGGTTGTCCCCCTTCTTCACGTGATTTGCGGATCGCCAGGTTAGCCGCGAATTCAGCGATGGTTTGCAATTCATACACTTTTGTTTCTCTGTCAATACTGATTTCTACTTTCATGATTACTGTTTTTTAAATGTTAAATATTTTTCTGTAATTTCCGCTTTGCTGAGTCTCAACGCACCGTTCATGTTACGGTAGTGATTGAGATAGCCCTGTTTTACTCTGTACCGTACAGCATTCTCGGTAAGGTCCAAGATACGGGCAGCTTCGCTGACCGTGATCAGTTCTAACTTCTTTTCTTGATTCTCCATAAATTCAATTAACTTTTTTGGTTTTCGATAATTCCTTAAAAAATCCACATACGCTCTTTCCCTAGCCCTTTCGTAGATAGGATGGTACAGGTCGGCAGTCTTCACTATGAAGTCTTTTATCGGGTATTCAAACTCTTCTCCGAAAAACTCCAGTACCATATGCCTTGCAAATACCTCCTTTACGGTGAGGCGCAATGGGGACGAATATTTATTAAATGCTTCGATGGCTGTCTTGCAGCGTGCTATGCCTTCCGTTACAGCATCATAATAAAACTTTTCGAGCGCACATAGATTCACTTTTTTCTCCATTGCTTTCGGTTTTTAAATTCAGCGAGTCCGTCTATCTCCGTAGTGGTCCTTTGTTCACCACACTTATTTCCTCAGCCAATCATAGGTGGCTGAACGTCTGATTATCGGTTTACGATTACGCTGACAAAGGTACGGCTTTTATTCTAATTTGCAACAATCTGCGCAAAATAATTTCAGTATTTAACGTTTATTAGCATGGAAAACCTATCAATTCACTGTAACTCACTGATAATCAGATGGTACGAGATGACGTGCATTGATGTGCATAGATGAAAATCGGCATCTATGCTGTGTAACTCCCTGCAAATCAGACCGATGCATTGATGCATTGATAAAATCGCATTTTTCTATAATATACGTAAATACGGGGTGTGTGATAATATATAATTACAATATACCTGTTTTCAAATATTTAATAATACATCATTTTATCTATGCATCAATGCAAATACCTATAAATCAGTGAGTTATCCTGCATAGATGCGAAAAATATTATCAATGCACATCAATGCACAGTTTCCTACTATCTGATTTGCAGCGAGTTATGTTGCATAGATATGTGCAGAAAATTGTGCATTTATATTACAAATCAGTCAAAATTGGCTGAAAATGTCACGTGAATGCTGTTTTTAGGATTTCTGTTGGTTACGGTAGTCAGAATCTTAGGTTTCCCAATCCGGAAGAACAGGAACCGTTTTTGCTTGATATGGCTGATTACAGCTAGTGAGTCAACTGACGAATTGTTAATTTCTGTAGAATCCGGTGACACTTTCCCTTCTATTCTGTTCCACCCATCATAGTATTCGAATCGGTAGATACCTGGAATTGTATCCCGGATAGTCTTGGTAACGGTGTGTATCTCTAGCTTGGTTTCTACGGTGTGTGCTGACTTGACATCCCGTAGCTTTATCTTTAGGTCCTTCACGGTTTCCTGCAAGTCGGAGTTGAATAGCTCCAGCTCCGATTTCTTCAAGGACAGCGAGCGTATCTGCTCAGCAAACTGTCCGTTTTCCGTCCTGTACCGCATAGCCTCGATGTTCAAGGCTTCGATGTTGTTCTGTTTACGGTCCAACTCGACCTTCTGTCTCTTTACCTTATTAAAAAGGAAGCCCACTGCTATTACTAGCAGCAGGCATGCGATAATCA